AAGAAACGAAGTTGGCTGGTGTTGAGACAGGCGCAACGGCTAACACCGGAACTGTCACAAGCGTTGGCGGCACTGGCACGGTGTCGGGCTTGACGCTGTCAGGTTCGGTTACGTCTTCGGGCAATTTGACGCTCGGTGGCACGTTAACCTTAACCAGCGGCAACGTCACGACTGCGCTAGGTTTCACACCATACAACGACACCAACCCCGCAAACTACATTAATGTCGGGCAAGCTCGCCTCGCAATCAGCGCCGCTGGCTCCCTGTCATACAACAGCACAACGGGCGTCATCAGTTTCACCGATGCGGTGTCGAGTGTTGCGGGTAAAACTGGCGCGATCACACTGGATAAGTCGGACGTTGGTCTTAACAACGTTGAAAACAAAAGCTCGGCCACCATTCGCGGTGAAATCACTTCAAGCAACGTCACGACTGCGCTTGGCTTTACGCCTTACAACGCAACGAACCCTAATGGATACACGACAAACACAGGCACGGTAACGTCTGTTAGCGGCACAGGAACTGTTAGCGGCCTCACCCTATCTGGCAGTGTCACAGGCTCTGGTAACTTAACACTTGGTGGCACCTTGTCGCTTACTAAGGCTAACGTAACCACTGCGCTAGGTTACACACCCGCAGACCTTGCTGGCGACACCTTCACCGGCCCTGTGGCCTTTACTGGCAACATCGGGAATAGCCCAACGGCCATCAAAGGTGTTTGGGTCGGTAAAAGCTCTGGCGAAGACGGGCAAATACAAATTAACGGATCCTTTGGGCAAATAGATTGGGCTGACCAAACTGAAGACTATGACATTCGCCTGATGCGTTTTGGTAATGACGAATTATTGCTTATGGGTGGCCATATACGTGCAGAAACATCCCTGCGCGCTCCTATTTTCTATGATGCAGACAACACCAATTTCTACATAGACCCTGCAGGCACATCATATGTAACAAACACTAGGCATGTCAGAGGTGGGCATCTTATCTTTGAAAGGAGTGAGGGCGCTGGTATAGGTGGCATGGGGTGGCATACGAACGACTTTTTTTATGTCGCTGGTCACCCTAGTTATGGCCCTGGGGCGGGTAATAACGTCAGAGTATATGGATTTGGCAGCTCGTTACGTTTGGGGACGGCCTCGCAGGGCGATGTATTAACAATATTTAACGGCTTTACCACAGCAACTGGCTCGCTGCGGACGCCTATTTATTACGACAGTAATGACACCAACTATTACATCGACCCTAACTCAAACAGTCGGCTTCGGAACCTAAACCTTGGCGGCGGCGGGGGCTTTGACGCAACTATCCACATCACTGGAGCGCAAGGTGGCAATGGGCGTCTAACCCAAATGTCTCCTGATGGTGCTTCGCAGGCTGCTCTAAACATCATGGCCTCTCGCAACTCCTCCAACAGCGATCAGTGGTGGTCTTGGGGTGTGCAGACCGACAATACTTGGAAGATACAAACTGGGGTTGGTTTTGGTGGTAATGGCATTACCATAGATGACAGTGGGAATCTTACGGCAAGCGGCAACATTACAGCTTATTCAGATTCCCGACTAAAAGAAGGCATCAAGCCCATCACGGACGCGATTTCCAAGGTCCAGCAACTCAATGGCGTGACCTACACCCGTAATGACCTCGCCAATAAAGAACGTAGGTATGGTGGGTTGCTGGCGCAGGATGTCCAGAAGGTTCTTCCAGAGGCTGTATTTGAAACAGATGGCAAGCTTGGGGTGGATTATAGCGCCACACTAGGTCTTTGCGTTGAGGCCATAAAGCAGATTGCCAGTCAACTCGAAACACTCAAAACAAAGGGATAACCTATGGACTACACATGGGCGGTAACGTCACTGAAGAAGACCGTGAATGGTGACATAAGTGGTGTTGTCGTCCAATCCACATGGACTTGCACAGGCACTGACGCAGATGGCGACAGCGGCACGTTTAACGGCGCAACACCCTTTCCATTGAGCGACGTAGACCCTGACAATTTCATTCCATACGAAGAACTGACTGAAGCCGACGTTCTTTCATGGATACAAGCCGTCGTTGTTGATTCATACAAGGACCACGTTGAAGAGCAAATTGCTAAACAAATCGCAGCCAGCAAGGCACCTGTAGCAGATGTGTTGGAGGACGCTTTACCTTGGGCTGCCTCGGCTGAAGTAGAATAGCACTATGAAGCTACCTTACGGAATTTCGGCCTATCAGCGCACACGCGGCAACTTGCCAAGCCTTGAACTGGTGAACATGTTTGTCGAGCAATCCAACAGCCAAGGCGTAATATTGCAAAGCCGTAAGGCGCTGGCACAGGTTGCAGATGTAGGCACAGGGCCTGTTCGCGCTACGTTGGCAGAGGATGGCGTATTCAGCGGCGACAGGTTCACGCTATCGGGCAACAACTTCTATCGCGGCAGCACATTGCTTGGCACGGTATCAGGATCGGGTGTGGCAACGATTGCTGCAAACGAAACCGAAGTGCTGATTTGTGCGGGCGAGGCTATTTACAGCTATAATGGCACAAACTTTGCAAAGGTAACGTTTCCCGACAGCGCAGCAGTCTGCGCGATTGCCTATAATGCTGGCTATTTCTTCGCGCTACGGGCGGGGACGGGCCAATGGTATTTCAGCGCGGTGGAAGATGGCCGCACTTGGGATGCACTAGACTTTGCCACGGCAGAGAACGAGCCTGATCAGTTGCTTGACCTTGTGTTTCTGGATGGGGTGCTAATTCTTGCCGGGACTAACTCAATCGAATTTTGGGGCGCAACGGGCGATGCGGATTTGCCTTATTCGCCTATTCAGCAGCGGGTATTTGAACAAGGCATCATTGCCACGGGCTGCATTGCTACGGTTGATAATACGTTCTACTGGATCGGGCGCGACAAGATCACTTACCGCAACGGCGATGTGCCACAAGCGATTGCGGATGACGGCATTGTTGAAAAGGCGGAGGATAGCGACACGTTCCGGCTGTATGTGCTGGAGGATGAGCGCCACAAGTTCTTGTGCCAACGCCATGACGCAAACACGATGGTTTATGACGTTACAACGCAGCAATGGTGCGAGTTCAAAAGCTACGGGCGCGATAACTTCCGCGCAGGGCCGGGCTTTGGTGATGATACAACGGGCAAGATTTGGTCATTTTCTGGCTATGACGAAGGCCCGATTGAACGGCTATTCATGGCGGGCAGCGTATTAGAACAAGCCGTGCAGATCGACAATTTGCGGATGGTTTGCGAGGTCGGCACAACGCCAAACCTGACGGGTGACTATGCGGAGCCTGTTATTGAAATGGCGTATTCGGATGACGCGGGCAACACGTTTTCGGATTACGAGGCGGAAAGCATCGGGCGGCAGGGACAATATCGGCAGCGCGTCGAATGGCGGGCCTTGGGTATGTTTGATGATCCCGGCGTGTTGTTCAAGTTCCGCATTACCGACCCTGTAAGCTTTCGGGTGTCGGGTGTTGGCGTCAATGAAGCAACGGGAGGGCGCTCACGGTGAGACTTGACCGCCTACAGCGCAATGTTGCGATTACTGAAAGCAACGGGCGACCAACGCTTCAGTTTCAAGCGGCGGAACAGCGCAAGATTGAGCAAATAGAGGCGGCGTTTCAAAGCCTAGAGGAACAAGTTGCAGCCATTGCAGCGGCACAGGCGGCGGCTAATGCGGCTAATGCAGCGGCGGTGGCAGCGGATGCGGCGGCAGTGGCGGCACAGGGCGCGGCAGATGATGCAGCGTCAATCAGCCAGATTACATCAAGCGGCGTGTCAGGCCTGACCATGACGGCCACAGATGCAGGGGCAAATGCAACCATAACCATATCGGGCCACACGCGGGTCTATGGCGATGGCACAAGCGTATCAGTGACAGGCGGGTCAATTACGGGCCTTGCCTATTCAACGACATATTATGTGTATTATGACCAAGCGTCACGGTTGGGCGGCGCGGTAACGTATCAAGCGACCACAAGCCAAGCCACAGGCGCACAGACGGGCAACAGACACGCATTAGGCGCTGTAACAACGCCAGCGGCAGCGGGTGCGCCTATAAACGGCAACAACAACTTACCGCCTGGAGTGGTGGAACCTTGATACGGGACGCAACGCACAAGGATATAGC